ATCCTTATACTTAACAATATATGCAGTATAAGGAAGACTTTTATCTTGTGCTAAATTCGGATCACAGTTTTGTTGTAAAATCTTAAGACTCAAGATCTATTCCCCCATGTAATTTGTGGGAAAGCTTCTTCTACACATGCTCGTGTAATTTTATACTTAGATTGTAATCCTTTATCTTTAATTAAAACTAGTAATTCTGCTTCTTCAGCATGTAATCCTTCAAGCATTTGAATAAAAAGATTTTCTCTCATCATTTGTTTGATGGAAGATCCTCCCTTAAAAAATACATAGAGTTTACGATATTCATGTTCCAATACAGTATGCTCTGTTCCTTTCGGAGCATCGTTTGGAGTATAAGGAACCTCTCCTTCTGGAAGCATAGATACAACAGAATCATCGTAGTTAGCAATAAGAATTGCTCTCAAAGCAGGAGTGTTGTATTCCTGAAGTAACTTAATTTTTTCTGCTTTTGTTTTAGCGTTGCTTACTTTTTGTAAGACTTCCGACAGTAGTAGTTTCATGGTTTAAAATTAATTTTATTACGGGGAAAACATGTTCCCATCAATGATGGTCACAAATCAATATTATTTATTAGTCTTCGTAATCTTCGTCATCTTCATTTTCAAATCTAACAGCCACAATTTCGTCGGGAATTAATTGACCATTCTCATCAAACATTTCTGGGTGTAACGGTTGTATTCTATTTTTATTAAGAAAAGAATAAACAATATCGTTACTAAACCAACCCAACATAAACCCGATAGCAAATGATCCGATGATTCCTATTCCAGAAAAGAATAGAATGTATGGTGTTGCTGTTTCCATTTTAATTCTCCCTTGATGGATTCTTATCCTCCCAAGTAAATTCAAATTTAATTTCAAATTTTCTTTTGAGGAAGATAAATTTTTTACTGATCTTTAAGCCAAATCTTTCTGGTTCTTTTTTTATCTTCCTCCTGAGCATAAGCTCAACACCTTTATTTATTTCTAAATTTTCATTCATTCTTGATTTTGCCTAGAAGTAACCAGTCCTCTTTCCACAAACAATTTAACAGTTTCCACCAACCCACCAATAGGTTGACCATCAATAATAACGAAAGGAAATCCACCAACATCAGGAAATTTTTCTTTAAATTCCTTCAATGTAAAATCTTTTCCCATCATATAAGAAGTGTGGGTAACCCCAGCACGCTCCATGAGCTGTCCGATTTTAATACAATGTCCACATCCATTGGTTTTATAAACAATAATTTCCATAAAAAAAGAGGGTCTTTACAGACCCTCATTATAGTTGTTTTCCTGATAAATGTCAATTATCAGGATTCCGAGTATCAACCAATAGCAGGTGCTGTAAGAGCAACAGGTGTCATATCAGCAGCAGCAAGATCGAGCGGGAAGTTGTGAGCATTCCTTTCGTGCATTACCTCAAATCCAAGGTTAGCACGGTTGAGAATGTCTGCCCAAGTGTTAATCACATGACCCTTGTTATCAAGCAACGACTGATTGAAGTTGAAACCATTCAGGTTAAAAGCCATGGTGCTAACACCAAGAGCAGCAAACCAGATACCTACAACAGGCCAAGCAGCGAGGAAGAAGTGAAGCGAACGTGAATTGTTGAAGGAGGCATACTGGAAGATAAGACGACCAAAGTAACCGTGAGCAGCAACAATATTATACGTTTCTTCTTCTTGACCAAACTTGTAACCATAGTTCTGTGACTCTACTTCCGTGGTTTCACGAACGAGGGAAGACGTAACCAGACTTCCGTGCATAGCACTAAAGAGACTGCCACCAAATACCCCAGCCACGCCAAGCATATGGAACGGGTGCATAAGGATATTATGTTCTGCTTGGAAGACGAGCATGTAGTTAAACGTTCCCGAGATTCCAAGAGGCATTCCATCGGAGAAGGAACCTTGACCGAAGGGATAAACAAGAAACACAGCAGTTGCAGCAGCCACGGGAGCAGAATAAGCGACACAAATCCAAGGGCGCATTCCCAGGCGATAAGAGAGTTCCCATTCACGACCCATGTAGCAGAAGACACCGATAAGAAAGTGGAAAACCACTAGTTGATAAGGACCACCATTATATAGCCACTCATCGAGTGACATTGCATTCCAGATGGGATAGAAGTGAAGTCCAATAGCATTGGAACTAGGAACAACAGCACCAGAGATGATGTTGTTTCCATACATGAGCGAACCAGCAACAGGTTCACGAATGCCGTCGATATCGACAGGGGGAGCAGCGATAAAAGCAACATTGAAACAAACAGTAGCAGCGAGAAGGGTTGGAATCATTAGAGTTCCAAACCAACCAACATACAAACGATTGTTGGTTGATGTAACCCACTCACAGAACTGTTCCCAAGTGTTACTTCCACCACGCTGTTGAGCGATAGTAGCAGTCATAGTTAGTAAGACAGTAAGGTTTACATGAATTGTTAAGGAATGTTTCGATTCCTTAACATTTATTTATAGTAGCACGGTTCTCCGTACCTGTCAAGCCTCCCATAAATAAAGGAAGATAAAAGCTTTTTATGGGTAATGGCAAATAGATTTCCTTTGGTAATTAATAATACAACAACTGTTGTTGGTGAACTTCAATCTGGAGACGCTTTGAATTTATCCTTATCTGGAATCTATGATGGTTCTAGCACTGGTTCTAACACACAGTATTTAAAAGCAACAGGAGATGGTAAAGTAACATGGGCTGCTCCTGGTGATGTTTATTTAACCACTGCTCAAACTCTACAAAACAAAACATTTAGTTCTTGTATTTTTAATGCCACAAGCAATACATTAACTAATGTTCCAAATGGATCTTTAGTAAATTCTTCTATTACTATTAATGGTACAGCTATTTCTTTGGGAGGTAGCGTAGTAACGCCAGACCTTAATACAACATATACTATTGGAACAACACAACCATCAACAAACTATGCCTTAATTAGATTAACTGCTGGTGGAAGTGGGACACTAACAAATTCAGAATTTAATTTGTATGGACAGCAAGGTATTACAGTCCAACGTCAAACAAATGGAGATATTAGATTAGCTCCAGCATTACAAGCACTAGCACCAAATGCCACAACTGGTTATATAACTGGCAGTTCTTATGATGGTTTGACTGCTAGAACATGGGACATAAATGCCACAACAACCAACACAGGTAATGCAATTGTTGCTAGAGATGTTAATGGAGATTTTGCTGCCAGAAACATTACTGCCGTCAAGTTTATTGTAAGCGGTTCATCAAGCTCTGCCTTCCTAAAAGGAGATGGTACAACAGATACTAATGCCTATATTACTTCAGCATCAGTAGGTACTGGCACTTTAACATTAGCAACTAGTGGTTCTGGTATTTCTGGGTCAGCATCATTTGGAGCAAACTCATCTTCAAACGTCACATTTACTGTGTCATCAAGTGCCACAAACGCCAACACAGCTAACAGTATAGTTTTTAGAGATGCCTCGGGAAACTTTAGTGCTGGTACTATTAGTGCTAGTTTATCTGGCAGTGCCTCTCAACTCAATGGTCTTTCAAGTGGATATAGTGGAGCAAACGTTGTATTAAGAACAGATGGAAACGGTTATTTACTTTTAGATAACTGGGTTCGTGTTGCCAATGGCAGCGGTATGTATACTGCTACAAATGGAAGTTATGTATATAATGATACAACTTATGGATGGTTTATGAGGTCACCATCAAACTCATCAGCATCAATGAGGTTACAAACAAATGACGGCACGAGTAGAGGATGGTTTTATGCTGATAACAGCAATCAACAAGGATTTTTAAGCACTGGGGGTGGTTGGAATTTAAGAGTTGATAATAGCGGTAACGTTTACGCTACAAATGATGTTACTGCTTTTGCTTCCGACATGAGATTAAAAACAAACATCAAACCAATTTCCAATGCTTTAAATAAAGTTTGTAAACTAAAAGGATTTACATACGAGTTTAATGAATTGGCGGTTTCTTTAGGATTTGAATCAGGAAAAAGATTTTCTGGTGTATCGGCTCAAGAAGTACAAGAAGTATTACCAGAAGCAGTAAAACCAGCACCAGTAAGTGAAGAATATTTAACAGTTCAATACGAAAAACTTGTACCTCTTTTAATAGAAGCTATTAAAGATCTATCAGAAAGATTATATAAACTAGAAAATAAATAATAAAAAATAGAAAAACACCAATGGGCATTTCTGTTTATCCAAACGCTATAGTTGCTTCTGGTGCTGTTCCTTTTAGTCAATTAAGAACGAGATTAAAAGAAACATCAACGGGAACTATTTCATTAAGTGAAATGTATAGAAATGGTACTTATGTTCCAACGTCAACAGCAAATAATGCTGTACCTACTAGTGGAACAATATCAATCAGTAAATTTTATGGTGTATACAATACAGTATTGGCAGATATTACTGGTGTAGAACAAAATTTAAATGCTGAATCACAATTATTTGGAGGTGATTGGAGCGGTGCTGTTAAAAAAACAATTAATGTAAACGGTTATATTATTTCTCAAAATGAAAATCCAGCACTAACTGTTCCATCAGGTGCTGGTACGACAATTAAAATTAATTTAAATTCTGGTGGGATATTTGGACATAGAGGTATAGCAAACAATGGAAGCTACGGTCCACTAGCTGCTTTATCATCTTATGACAATGGGATTGGAGTACCTACTTACGTACAGAATGTATATTGTGGAACTCAAGATGTTTGTGATTGTTCTGATGGTTGTTGGTGTTACACGGTAGATTATTATTGTGATCAAACATTTGAATATGGACCTTCAAATAGTGGAGTATCTGGAGTATCTGGAGGTGGTAGTGGAATTAATGGTAATGTTGTTTGGTACTGGTGGTCACAAAATAACAGAATAAGTTGGGGTATTAATGGAACTGGTAGTTCTTACACAAACGGCGCTTCCCTTTCCTTTTCCACTGGACCTTATGGTTCATTCACAGTAACATGCTATACCAGTACTGGAGGAGCTGGTGGTGGTGCTAATAGTGGAACTGGAGCTCCTGGTAATATAGGAAGAACTGCCTTGAGAACATTATCAAATATCCAAATTGAAGGTACTGGTGGAGGGATTAGAGGTGGTGGTGGAGCTGGTGGTGGCGGCGGCGGTGGAGGACAAGAAGGTGGTGGTGGTAATAACAACAGAGGATATTCTTGTGGATTTTTTGGTTGGCAATACTGTCAATCTTGTGATGGTGGTGTAGGTGGAGGCAGTGATGCTGGTGGTCCTGGG